CGCAGAAGTCACAATAGAATATTTTTCTTTCCTAAATTTAGCATTAATATCATTAAAGTCTACGGTAGGTGGAAAGTATTGGCGTGCTTCTTTACTAAACGCTCTGCCGGAAATAATAAAGAATCCAATAACATTACAACCTGTTCGGGCTTTCAATAGTTTTATATATGCAGCCGTTAATTCTTTATCATTCCAACTGGAAAAATCAACAATTTCTTGATTCTTTGTAACAGGATCACGAAGCACTAATATTTCTCCGCGGCCGCCAGTTTCTGTTTTATAACTACTACCATCATCATATTTTTTTAACTCATAAACACGTTTTAATGGTTGGCCTTCACCATCAGTTAGAAATACAGTATTAACTAATTGAAGTTTATATTGTTTTTGAAATTCGGGTATAATCTTCATGGCTGCAATTATGGTTTCATGTAAAGGTGTTTGGGCTTTTTGAAACCAATAAGGCGTAACATGCCCGGATTTTGCATCTTCCACAAGAGCAGCACCAGCAAATGTAAATTCAGCCGCTGACATTTTAGAAGAAAACAAATTCATTAATTTAAAACCACAATTAAATGAAATTTCACCTTCTATGAATTCGGGTTTATAAGGATTATCATAACTTGAAGTAAATGCATATACCTCAAATGGTATATTAACCTTACGGCAGAACATAATCAGATTGATTAATTGTTTTAATGTATTAGAAAAACTGTTCGCCATTGAACCCGACCAATCCAAGAACATCACAAGACCATGTGATTTACCACCAGGAATAACAGTGATTTTCTTAAATATATCCTCTGAAAATCCATAAGAGAAAATTTTATCCATGTTAAGTTCGCCTGTTTTAGCAACAGAAGCGCGTTTGAGTTGATCCGCATTTTTACGGAGTTCAAATTCCTTAACAAGATAAGAAACTACTTTGTTAGCATCTTTACGAATCTTATGGAAATCTTTAGTATCCACAAGGAGTGGTTCACTTTTATAATTCAATTCTTCCAAAGTAAATTCATGATATCGGTTCCATATTGTTTTATATGGAACGATCAATTGTTGTATATCTATATCAGGAATGTTACCATAATAGTAATTTTTGTTATTATTAGCATATAACTTACTTTCATTTTCACGAAAGGATTCATCAGTGAAAGAACGAATTTCCTCGTAATCTTTTAATTTTTTATGAGTTGAACCTGTTGTAGTATCAGATTCATTTTCATCATTATCAATAACACCTTTATCTGAAGTGTATATATCATTTTCATCAAATTCTCCATCTTCAAATTCTTCATCTTCGCCTTTATATTCAGAATCAACAGAATCGGACATATCATCAATATCATCTTCTCCTGAATTATTTTTCTGTTTTTCTTCTTTTTGTTCTTTCATTAAATCCATAATTTTTTGGCAAAGAATAAGCACTTCATCAAATGTTTGGGTCGAATTAACTTCATTAACCAATAACCGTTCTTTATCATTAAATTTGATACCTGTTGTAGCACCTGCTTTAAAATAAATATTAACACGATCAATAAAATTCATATCATTGAGATTGATACCAGAAGTACCAAAAAAGTTCTTTTCTGTTAGTTCATTATAACCGCGATAGAATGAATTACGAAGACCTGGATATTTGTCTTTAATCTTCCGTTCAATCCGAGCATCTTCTACTACATTAAGAATAGAATGAGAAATCTTAAGTTCGTGGGATTTTTTCAAACCTTCTAAAGGAGTGTGGAGTGCATGTCCTACTTCATGACCCATAAAAAGATCATAAAGATATCCTGATATTTTATTATCAAGAATAGGTACCGTTAGGACACGGTTGCCCACATCAAATGAAGCCGTTTTTACAGATCGTTGTTCTACTAATATATTTTCAGTGGCCATCAATTTGGCAAGTAATGACTTAGATTGAATTAATTCCATTTGTATCTCCTTATGATTAATACCATTATATCATATCCTAGATGTATTGTCAAATGATAACAATCATTTACTGCAAACTTTTGTAGTGTTGTTGTATTTACGCAACACCTTACTGTATCTGTTGGCCAAGGGTTTTATTGTGTTATATTCTAGTTTTAACCCTTCTGTTAATTCTTTTTTGGTACTGGTAGACATGTAGGCCTGAATCTCGTCATCATGTACAGATTTATCATAACCCATCTCAGTGAGAGAATTAATTATAATATCATATTGTCCTTTGCAATCCGAATAAAATTGAAAATTCAATGCTATCACTTTTGTTCTATAATCGGAATTTAAATAATATAATGCATGAGCAACTTCATGATCAATCGTATTTTTATCACCTTTCAAAGCACCGATAATATAGAATTCATCAGCAAACTTCAAATTCTTAATAACTCGATACATCACATCTTCACGAGTTGTTCTATTTAACATCTTTTCGGACCAATTATTATAAACAACTCCAGGAACATTGAATCCTTCCCAAAAACTAAAGTATTCAATGTTTCCTTTATCATCAACCATAGATTCTAAGAATTCTTCGGTTGTGAAGATTTTACCCTTTAATTCTTCTTTATCGGATTCATAGTATTCTTGTACCCGGAAAAATGATAGTGTTAAGTCTTTTTGAGTATCAAATTCAAAAAGATAACAATTTTCAATCGGCTGTGATAATGTAAACATTATTGATACTGTTCTTTTCGTTTTTGATAATCAGTTAGATCTTTATGATACAAGGATAAGACGGTACAACCCCTAAGAGCCTGATCTAGTAATTGCCAAGATGTTAATCCTTTGTTATGAATACATCTAGGATCAGTAGAAATACATTGTCCATTGTGTAATGTAAAACAGTAATCTGGTTCATCTTCGTTTATCATAAAACCTCGTTTTTTCTACCAAAACTAGCAGGATTCATCCCAGGAGAGATGAAAACATAACAGGATTTGTGTATTGGAGCAACTTGAGTAGCAACATTATCGATAATTGCTCGATCCGAAGCACTCATTTTGTGATAATCCCTCATAATACCCGTTTTTGTGAGGGTAGAGTCACCAAAACCATCATTATTAGATGGTATTTGCCGTGTTTGCCGGTTTGTGAGATTATAATTAGTCAGTGGAACAAACTTTTCAACAGGTTTCATGCCTGATTGATGTTTTTGTAACCATCGTTGATATTCTTCACGTTTAGATCGTGAAGATTTGTATTTTTTTGATTTTCCTAGAGATCCATAGATTATCATAATATAGTTTCCTCAAATATAAGAAACATTATATCAGATATATTGATATATGTCAAGTCTTATGTTTTATTTGGTAATCAATTTCAAAACCTGACATACTATGTATATCAAGAAGTGTTGAAAATAACCGGTATATTTTTATTATTACCGATTCTTTATCATATCTTCATCATATACTCATTATCTTCACTTTCTTCATAATACTTTTTGAGTTGTTTTTTAATTTCAGCATGTTCATTTTTTGTTTTCTTATCATGATCATACCTGTCTGCAAATTTATAATCATCATTATAATTTTTATCTTTACGGAATTTACCAACAAACTTTGACACTTTTTACCTCCTATGGTAACATACTTGGAAATGCTTCTTTAACAAACTGATAAGTCAGTCCTGATACACCAGGATCTTTCTTAAAGATACTAATAACAACTTCTGCTTCTCTAGGTTCTAATGTTTCCAGAAATTGTAATAAGATTTGATGTCTTTTCTCTGGAGAAAGTTGTTCTGCGGCTGGATTACCTTTCTGAAACAAATATAATCTGCGGAGTTCTGTCGAGAGTTGACCGAATGATACACCGGGTAATGTATCAGGGATAATATAATCATCTGGTCGTTCATTTATAAGCCACTGAATACCAGGATGAAATGTTAATTTTAATACTTCAACTAAAGTGGGATTCAAGTTATCTTCTATAACCTTCATTTTTTCTTTTTTGTTGGTTGCTTCTTCAAATTCATCGTATACTTCATAAATGTTCTTCATTAAAATTCCTCAATAACATCCATTAGATTCTTCAGTTTATGTTCAATGAAATAATTGAGCAGTTTACTTCTAGATGCGGGTTTAATATCATCATATGTATTTATGATTCTTTCTTTAATTTCCACTGGAATCATGGTAAGATCTATTAATACCTGATTTCTAGAAAAACCCACTTTGGCTTCCTCGTTTTCCCAGTTTGTCCATTCTTCATTAATTAATTTATCAAAAATACCTTGCGTAATATTCTTTTGCCTAGCATCACGAACAAAACAATCACCAGGAGATAATACATTTGGAATTCCATCACCTTTATCACCACGAATGATTTTTTCTTTCAAGTCAAGCAGTGCATTTTCCGATTTAACATATTTTTTTTGTGATGGATTATATTGTTTAACATTCTTATATTGTTGAAGTTGTAAGAAGTCACCATCTGAAGAAAGAATTAAAATCTTCTCATGAATAGAATGGCGAGGAACAAGTGTACCAATAATATCATCGGCTTCCGCACCATCAACATCAATTACTTTATAGGGAAAGTTTTCTTTTAATTCGGATTTGAATTTAGCGAGCATATCAAAAATTAAAGTCCAATCGAGATTCGATTTATCACGGGATTTCTTTCGACCTGCTTTGTAATGCGGGAAAATTTCTTTGCGCCAATACCTTCTATTATCACAACACAAAACAACTTCACCATATTCACCACGGAAGTTTCTAACATGCATCCTAATAATATTCAGTATTAAATGACGAATTAGATTTTCATCCAATTTAACACTTTTCTGTGACGAGATTTGTGCCATTAATCCGGCAAGTAGAACCTGATTCAAATCAACGAGTATCATAATATATCCTGAGAATCCTTTTTATTGTATAGTTATTATATCACTATGAGGCTAATATGTCAAATGTTTTTTGTAAAATATTTGTGGAAGTGGTAGTTTTCTTTGAAATGATACCATAGTAATTCTGTGGTATTAATTGAGAAATATATTCAAATGGTTCAATTAGAATTGCATCGAAAATTTCACGATCACAAATCTCTCCTTCTGAATCTGTGGTAAATGTTATAATATGATATTCTTCGCCACAAGAAGAACCCCCTATCTTTTCACCAGGATTCTGATATTCCGATACTTCTATGTGTAACGTATCTTGTTTGTCACCTGGTAAAAAAAGGATCGTATCATACTTTTGTTTACTTATTGGTTTTAGATAATCCAGCATTATATTCCTTAAGATGTGATTTTCTTACTCGGACCATAATCCATGTATTGTAATACTCATCACTCTCCATTACATTACGATTAAACTGCTCTTTGGCTTCAAGATAACCACAGACACCTTTTGACTTGCAAAGGTATAATATAATCCTCTCAAAATTATCCTTACCTAATAGATCAACATCATTTTTCAATGATTCGCTGCTACCATAGTAAGTTTGCCAATCACTTGGTGCTTTATAACGCTTCTTCTTACCTTTAACCTGTTTGACTTTGGCAGAATAAAAAAATTTCTTGCCTATATATTTCTTGTTATTCGTGAGATTGATTATCTCGTATACGAATCCGTAGTTATCGTCAATCAAGTCATCCGTAAAATCTTTGTTTTGATATTTCCAATTTAATCCCATTCCGTATCATCTTCTGTAAAGTCATCATCTTCTATATAGTCTTCCGATAATTCTTCAATGACTTCTCCACAGAATGGACAATGTTCGGGCAAATCTTTAGATACCATTTCTTCTACATACTCAATTCCAAAAGAAGATTCACAATTAATACATTCTCCATTTAAGTATTTATTTTTCATCGAATTCCCCGTCCGATATTTTTTCTCATGTGCTATCTCCTAGTTTTTTTCGCTGACATTATATATTTATAATTATTATGCATTCCTTTAAACTATTCTTGAGTAGATATAAGACTTAACACAATCAACATTTTATTTTTATTGTGTAAACCAAATATAAGTTGCAATAATATTTACTACAAAAAAATATGCGTTCTGTAATATCAAAGGTATATTTTTATGTGTTTTATAAAAATCATATATTGATATTCCGTGTGCAACAACAAAACAAGGAAACG